AGGCGCTGGAGTCGTCGCCGGAGATGTCATCCGAGGCCGATGGCTCGTTCTGCAGATCGCGGATGAACAGCACCGAGTTGGTCTCGTCGAAGTCCGCCACCGTGCCCACGGTGTTGGTGGCCGTGTCGTTGGTCACCTGCTCTCCGCGCATGAACGTGCCCGACACGCCGGTCAGCACAATGCGCGCCCCGTCCTCCTGCGTCATCAGTGACGCCCGTAGCAGGTCATGGATCTCCGGCTCATTGAGCGAGCCGCCGTCCACACCCGCGCCGCGAAGCTCAAGCGGCATCGTGATCTGCTGATCCTTCAGGCCGATGACATGCCCTCGCGGGGAGAGCGTGTCGCGGAGCGTATCGCGGGTAACCTGCTCGCCGTTGACCGTGATCTCGCTCCCCTCGCGGGCGAGGAGTGCGGTGTAGTCGTTGTTCGGGTCTTCCCCGTAGGTCGTCTCCGGCGCGATCTGGAAGACCGTCCGTCGCGTTAGCTTTGCCATGGTGAATCTCCCCTAATACCGGAGGTAGTCAGTGAACTGGAAGGTTTCTTGCCAGCGCAGGTAGCCGGCATCCGGTGGTTGCGCCTGGCCGGATGCGTAGGTGATCTGTGAGTCGTCCTGCTCGAAGCCAATCAGCGCCTTGAACACCTCCGCCCTGGCATCCTCAACAGGCTCCGAGTCGTCCCGCGGCACACGGCCGATGATGAGCACAACGAACTGACGTGTCCGGGCTTGGTTGACGAACGTGCCGGCAAGGTCGTTACCTTCCGCCGTGTCCTGACTCCAGAACACATAGGCCGCAGGCAGATCCAGGCCGGGCTGGTCGATCTCCTCGATGGTGGTCATGATCTGCACCCGGCCCCCGAAGATCGGGCACTGCTCGCGCAGACGGTCACGGATGGTTGCGAGCCTCATAGGTCGGGCCTCACCCATACAGACTGAATGTGTCCGTCGTCACTGTCTGGTGCCTCGACGGTCCACCGCTCGCCGTCGGCCTCGATCCAGTCGCCAGACCGCGGCGACATGACACCGGACTCAAGCGACGCACGGGCACGCCGGCTGAATACCCCGCCCTCGTCCTCGACCTCGACTTCCCGGTCGATGATGATCTCGGTCTCGATCTCGCCGTGCGTGAGCGAGTGATAGGTGCCGGGCACCCCGAACGTGGACAGCACCACGTCCGAGGCACCAGACATTAGATCCGACCACGACATCAGAAGCTGCCGTTCAGCCGGACCTTGCCGTAGTCACTGGGGTTGTCGGCCGCCTTAACCGCCACGCCGATTAGCGTGTTATCGGTCGACACCGTGGTAGCCTCATCTTCGGCACCATCCCAGTACACAGACGCGCCCACCGTCCACGCTTCCGCGGCGGTCTTGGGCAGTTCCACAACGCCCGTGAGTTGCAGCGACACGTCATCGCCACTGTCGGCGTCGATAATCGCCACGCCGAACATATCGCCCACGAGCACGCCGTCACCGCTTTCCACGTTCGCCGGGGCCGGAACGGTGACGCTATCCCCGGTCTGAATGAAGTTCTTCATCGGTATTGCCTCCTGAATCAAGAGAAGCCGCCCCGAAGGGCGGCGCTACTGGTTACTCGCCGGGGTTGCGGTACACGCCACGCCAGTCCACCGCCTTCACGCCGAAGCAGTGGCGGACCTTCGTGGAGATGCCGTCGCGGTCGAACCCTTCCTCGGTCTCCACGACCGGGCCGGCCTCGCCCTGCAGGTAGGCATACTCGACGGTGTCGACCATCGCGGGGTCTGCCCACAGGTGCCACGCCTCCTCGGAGACGTCATCAAGCCGCGGCTCGCTGACCACCTCCAGGCGGCCGGCAAACGGGTTGATATCCCCGGTGGTGTTCGGCTGCAGGTTGGTGGACACGAACTGCTCGGCACGAGTCTCCAGTGCGGAGGGCACGACTAGATAGCGAGCCTGCACGTTGATGCGGTGCTCGCCGTCCAGCCCCTTCTGCCGCCGCATGGCACGCCGCCCCTCGCCGATGCTGTCGACGTCGATCTCAGTGCCAGTGCCCGCCAGGTTTCCGTGATCGGCGGAGAACAGGGCATTGCCGTCGTGCATGGTCGGGTTGGCGCCTACGTGATCCCAGAACAGGTCCGACTCAAGCTGACCGGCCGAGGCGCCCATCATCGCCGGGACGCGGGTGAAGGCGTCCAGGTCGTCGTTGATGATGGTCTCCCAGGTGATCGCCACGATCTTGCCGTACTTGATGAGGCGATACCGCTCGGCGGCTTCCCCGATGGTGCCGTGGGTGTACTCGCCACCCTCAAGCACCGGCTGGAGCTTCGGAGCTTCGCCCATCTGCACGCGGCTGACCTCCTTGAAGTCCGGCAGCGTGGCAGAGCGACCAAGCACCGTGAACGTCCGCGGCGCCAGTTCGTAGGAATCACGCAGCATCTTGCCGATCACGTTCTCCGTGATGGCCGGGAAGTCGCTGGTGGAGTGCAGAGCCGCACGGGCCACGCGCTGCGGGGTCATGCCCCGGGTGTCGATGCTGTTGGAATCGCACAGCGCCCGAGCCATCTCCAGGAGACGCATGTGCGCATACGGCCGGGCCGGGTCGTCACCCTCGATCTTGACGGCGCCCGGGTTGTAGCGATGGATGATGGCCTTGGCCATACCCTCGCGCACCGAGTCCTTCTCGTCGCGGGTGATACTTGCACGTACCGTGCTCTGCACCTCGACCTGCGATTCCTGCATCTTGGCGAAGATGCGATCCTTCGCGGTGTTCGCGGAGATGCCTTCTTCGATCAAGCTGTTGGCAAAGTCGGAATCCAGGCCCGCGGCACGTACGCAGCGCTGGATGTCCGAAACGCGCTCGCGCTCGGCCTTGACGGCCTCGGCCCGGATTTCGGCGTCGCTCATCTGAGGCTCCTTGGTTTCGGTAGTGGGTTCGGTAGTGGCTTCGGCGGCAGTCGGTTCCGCCGCCTTCTTCGGATCGTCGACCTCACTCATGACGGTCTCTCCTTCAGGGGTTGAAGTAACGGCGGGCTCAGCCGCCCTGGCATCGCGGGACTGTCCCGCAATTCGGTGTTGCGCCACCACGCGGGCGACGCTATCGGGGATGTTGGGGAGGATGGAGAGGTCGAGGTCCGCAATCGCGGCCGGCGCGCTCGCGTCCGTTTCGATCACCTCGTCGGCGAACCCCCACTCGACCGCCTCCTCGGCAGTGAGCCAGGTTTCTTCGTCCATCATCGCGGTCAGTGTCTCTCGGTCCTGACCAGACTTGCGCTCGTAGATGGCAAGCATCGACTCGCGGATCTTGTCCAGCATGTCGGCGTTCTTGCGCATCTCCTGCGAGTCACCCATCGCGATGTTCCAGGGGTTGTGAATCATCATCATGGAGCCCGGGAACATGCGCACACGGTCGCCGGCCATCGCAATGACCGACCCCATGCTTGCGGCAAGACCGTCGACGATGACCTCCTTGTCGCCCTGGTAGCTTGCAAGTGCGTTATGCACCGCCGTGCCTTGATGGACCACGCCGCCAGGGGAGTTGATGTGGACCTCAAGGCGAGAGCCTGCGGGTACACCTTCGAGCATGTCCGTGACGCCCTGGTCGGTGAAGCCGTCGAAGTCATCGCCTACGATGCCGTAGAGGCTCAGGCTCCACTTGTCGTCTTTCTGGCGCAGGCGCACCTGTCCGCCGGCCTCGCTCGTGCGGGCCTGTGCTTCTGTCGTCATTGCTAGTCTCCCGAAGTAGGGGGCAGTTCGCTGTCTTCTGGCCGGGCCTGTGTCAGGCCGGCGCCGGATGTCTTGCGGGGATCGGAGTCGAAGACAATGCCGTACTGATCCATGACCTCATTGCCCTGGCGAACCTCCTCCAGGAACTCCGTGGGGTCATAGCCTTGCTGCCGGATTGCCTCCATCTGCGTGATCTGCCCGGAGCGCACCGCATCACGCAGCGCGGGCACCTCGCGGGCCGGGTCGACCATCGGGCGCCGGGGCGCCGACCACTTCACGTCTGCGCGACCCAGGCTATGCTCGATGGCCGCGAACTGGCTGAACCAGCGCCACACCGGCATGCACATCTGCGGCACCAGCATGTTGTGCGTCCATTGCTGAATGGAGCGGCTAAACGAGAGCCACCCCATGCGTGCGCTGGAGAAGTTGGCTTGCGACTGGTCGCCTGTCAGAACCGGGTACGGGATGCCGTAACCAGTGGCGATCTCGTGGAGCGTAACGCGGCTGTATTCGCCATACCCTTCAACGGTCGGCGGATCTGCGAAGCGGATATCACGACCGCCTGGCAACTCCTCGAACATCCCCGGCTCCAGCTTATCGGGCAGTTCCGCGTTCGCGTCACCGGATGACATCGGGTCGGGGTTGTACATGAACGCGGCAAAACAGGCCGCGATCTTCTGGCGGATCAGTTGCGCGTCCTCGTACTCGTCGAAGTCACGCAGCCGCATGAGAACCGGGGCGCCCCATGGCACGCCGCGAACCTGCCCGGGCCGGTCCACACGGAAGGCATGGATCATCTGCTCGGCCGGTACGCGCTCCGAGACGAGACTGCGCATGTAGTGATCGCCAGGGTGCTCAGGGAAGATCCAATACGCCACGCGCTCATTCCGAGGTGTGACCTCCACGCCCTGGATCACCTTGTTGCCGTTCTGCAGGAGATGCCCGTCCTTGGTGTGGTCGAGGTGGTCTGGCTCGATCACATGCAGTTGCAGAGGCAGAGGCAGCGACGGGTCACGGTTGATGACCTGCCGGACCATAACCTCGCCCGCCTCCACGATGGTGCGGGCTGCCAGGTTCTGGAGCCCATAGAAGTTGTGGACACCTTCGGCGTCGCAGGCGGTGGTCTCGAACCACTCGTGGACCAGCTCCTCGTAGCGCTGCTGATCGCCGCTTGCTCTCGCCCGGACCTGCGGGATGATCCCTGTGCCGACCATGTGCGCCGGGATCTCGCGGACCGCA